CTGCCTTCGTTTACCGGTTTTTTGATAGGACCGAACTCGTCGGGTGGATAGAAACGTCCTTCTTTTAAGTCCAGTGCGTACTCTGCGTACGGTTGTGTGTTTTCGATGGTGAATTTTGTGACACGTCCGACTTCGCGGCGGGTCAAAGACAGGTTGGGTACATCTGAAATTTGGTATGGGTAGTCGCCGCCTGCCGTACCAGAGGCACCCTGACCAACTGGAATGGCGACCCAACTGTCGCGGAAATTGCCTGTGTAGGCCGGACCCAAGCGGCCTAGGTCATTCATTATTTCAACCGCAGCCTGGCGACAGGCCTGGTTGATTGCATTCAGGGCATCGGAACCCAGATTGCGGATGTCGTTGCGTGCTGTACCAATACGGCGAGCCATTATTGGGGCCTCGCAATCAGGGTGTGGAGGACTGGGTTGTCGCCTCGGTAGCTGGTGATGGCGATGATCTTGGCCTCGCGGGTTACGCCATCCTGCTGGTACTGGATGCGGTCGGCCTCGGTGGGGTAATACGTTCCAAGCTCGGCGGTACCGATGATGACTTTTAGGTCTGTGGTCTGGTACAGACCCTCGGATTCGCGGGGGGTTACACGGGTGATGATGCCTTTGATTGTTACGGAAACGTCCGCACCATTCACGCTGCCCGTGGTGGGGTCGTAAATGCGGGGTGTAGAGGTTTTGAGGTACGTGATGGTTTGGCCCCAGTCGTTTAGAAGGGGGGCCGGGATGGCTTGGAATACGTCGTCGATTTGGCTCATGACTAGCCCCTGTAGAGGCGTACAGCGTGGTTAGACGCGCCACCTAGGCAGTAGGGGCCTAGGTAGGTCTGGAGCCACGGGTAGACGTCGAAGACATTGTTGATGACACCGCTGGTTTGTGAAGTTTTGTTGTACTTGACGCGGAGTTCGCCAAGTTCGACTTCGTCGTAGATACCGGTGGTGCCGCTGGTACCGGTGATGGCGTCGGTGTCGTTGGCGAAGGCTCGCGCCAGTTCATAGGTAGCAACCTTGATACCTTCTGGGATCAGCGTGCAGACAAGATCGATGCCGTCAACTTTGTACTCGTCGCGGGGCCACTTCAGCGCTTGGGTTTCCGTGCAGCGGTCGCCGTAGAAACTCAGTGCGTCGATCCAGCGGGTGGCGGAAATCAGCGAGCGGTTTTTCTGGTCATCGGTTTTGTTGGTCCAGGTGCTCGAATCGGGCACCGTCTCGAAATACGTGTTTGCAGCAGCCAGCGTGACGTACGAGTTCGCAGAGGTACCCCCGAGAGTCGCGTCGATTGCTGCTGGCACGGCTAATACAGTCTTTGATTCAGTCTAGCTCCAGTGCGGTAGTTTCTTGCTTTGGGCGGGGCACTTAACAGCGCTGCGTGGTAGACATCCGCGCCACCCATTTCAAGGTCGGCTTGAACTTCCACATGTTGGCCGTAGGGGACGTCAATGAACGTACGGCGGTTATCCTGTAGTACGAAGAGACGCACCATGCTCATGCCTGCTCGCAAACAAGTGGACGCTGACACCAGCGTAGTGGCCAAGCCGCCTTCCGCGCTGCCTGGTAAAGAAGTACGAAGCTTGGAAACGGTGGCTGTCGAGATTCGGCGCCTGCGTGATGAAGAAGGACTCTCCACCCAAGAGATTCACGAGATGCTCCAGGTGAGCTTCGACGTCATCAACCAACTGTTCCTGCAGTCGTACAAAATGACGATGAATACCGGGGAGACGTTCGAGGTGCAAGAGAAGATGCGCCTCGGTCTTATCTGAGCAATAAAAAAGGCCCCCGTAATTGGGGGCCTTGCTGTAGCTGTGGCTTATCAGTAAGCCGAGGTATCGAACGGGGTGTTTACCAGCACGCGAGCCACAGGGACTTGCTTGGTGGTAGAGAACACCAGGCTCCAAGAGGCGGTGTCGGCCAGGTTGCCAGTGGTGGCAGCGTTGGTCGGGTTGTCGCCAGCGACGGCCCACTTGGTGCCGGTCACGTGGTAACCGTAGTGGTAATCCACGGCCAGAACGTCCTGCATGGACAGGATGTTGCGGTCGGCAGCCAGACGCAGATCCTGTTGGATGCCCTCGGAAACAACACCACTCTTGAAGAGGTACACAGGGTACTTCTTGGCATGGGTGGAGGTGCCGCCGGTCAGAGCGACCAGTTGGTCGTCGATCACCACGCGCAGGCCAGCGAACGTAGCAACTTCAGGAGCTGCAACGCCCACACCGCCGCCGCCCCAGATGACAGCGCCACCCGTGGACAGGGCCGAGGTGCTGAAGGTCAGCATCCCGACTTGCTGCAGGTAGTACGCCACGTTGGAGTGCATGGCGATTGCATCCAGGTCGTCGCCGCGCTCACCCAACAGTGCCTTGGCCTTGATGACGTTGGCAACGTTCAGGAAGTTGGCCTCGGTCATCGAGCCCGGGACACCAGCGAAGCTCGCGTTGGTTTGGTTGGGGCCAAGGACGCCAGCACCAGAGATGCCACCGAACAGACCAAGCAGTTGAGCAGCCAGGGTGGCGGTCTTCAGCTTGTTGATGGCAGCAGTCAGCTGGTTGCGGACGTGGGCCAGGGGGTCTGCGCCCGAGCCAAGCTGGCTCAGGTCGTCTGCGGCATAGGCGAAGCCACGATGCAGCAGGGTCATAATTTGCTCGTCGGCAGTCACGTTCTGAGGAACGAGATAGCCGCCACCGCCGCCCCAGGTGTTGGTGCTGAGGATTTGAGTCTCAGTCGGGGCGATGGGATCGAAGAAAGGCACGCGCACCCGGGTGCCGCCAGCGCGGGCATCCAGAGCAGCGTTGCGCTGCACAATGCCGCTTTGGATCCACTTCGATTGCTCGAAGATGCCCTCGGCGGTGTACTGAAGGAATTCGGGACGGGTGACCAGGTTCGACAGGAAAGTCGAACCGGACCCGTAGTTACCTGCAAAGGAAGACATGGGGTAGCTCCGGTGGAGTCAAGGTTGGGGGTGTGCCCCACAGGGGCTAGGCGCCGGCTTCTGCTTTGAGTAGGCGGGCCTTGTCGGGGTCCTGGTTCAGAAGAATCATTTGCTGGGTTACGTTCCAGCCATCCTTAGACCAGGGGTTTGATTGCCCGGGGAGAGCGGTGGCGCGGGCACTACCCGTTACACCCATCCCGGACCTGTTAGTGGCTGCGAAATGATGTTCGTAACCACTACCAGGGTTTTTCAGGTTGGCGATGTACTCACCAACCGGAAGTTCGACGCCGCCAACAACAGCCACAGGCTGTCCATCTTTAGCGCGAAGGTGTTCCTGAAGTAAACGATACAGCTGATCGGGCGCCAATGCACCCGCCTGTGACAGTTGGCCGATGGCGGCAGACTTCAGCTGTTCCTGTGTAAAACCTTGCCGGATTTGATCCACCTCGCTTTCCTTGGCGGAAAGCTGCTGCTTCAAATCGGCAACGGTTTGCTGGGCCTCTTCCCACAACGTTTTGTACTCGCCGGATTCGGCAAGTTTTGTGGTTTTGGCTTCCTCCTGTGCTTGCTTAATAGCGTCGAGTTGCTTTTGAAGGGTTTCGCGGTTTTCGCGGTCCTTCCGACGCTCGTTGATGAGTTCCGCGTTTTTAGCCTTGACGGCTTCCAGTTGAGCGGCCAGGTCGGAGCTTTCAGCCACAGGCTGGGGAGCAACGGGTTCCACGGGAACCGCTGGTGCTTGCTGTTCTTCGGACACAGGTGTACTACTTAGACCCTTGTACTTTAGCAGTTAAAAAAGCCGGGACTGTTGGCACAGCACCCGGCAGCAACATGACTGTGCGCAGACTCACAGCACTGGCACTTCGTACTCTTGGGTGTTGTTTGCGTAGTGCTTCCAGATCACTTCGCTCGTGTTGCCGGCCCAGTTTGCAGCTTGGGCAACTGGAATACCAGCTTCTAGCCAGCGGCTGATTGCCACATGGCGCAGGTCGTAGGGGCGGTATCTGGCTTTTACCAAGCCCGCGTTGTGTAGCTCGTCTACCCGGTTACGGAAAAAACTCTGGAAGGCGTAGCGATTCCACGGAAAGATGTAATCGCTGTTGCGGGATTGTGTCTCAAGCAGTTCCTTGGCTCGGGCATTAAGCGGCACCCAGCGCTGTTTATTTGTTTTTGTGCTTGGCTTGTAGCCATGAGTCAGGGTGTAGTTGCTATGCACCAAGATGCGGTCGCCATCCAGATCGGTCCACTTGAGAGCGCGGACTTCGCCGGTTCGCATGGCGGTCTGGAGCATGAACTCAGCAAAATTGGCCCAGTTGACTGCAGAGTGGTGGCGCTTGGATTCAAGTGCGATCAGCACCAACTGGATCTCGTCCCTTGGAATGACGGTAACTTCGTGATCCTTTTGGGGTGCCTTAGGCATCCTGAAGTTGGCGACGGGATTGCGCTCCAGTAGGGCAACATCCTCGGCTGCAGCCCAGCGGTACATGGAGCGCACGAACATGGTCACGCGTCTAGCGGCTTTGACCGGCTGCTGACTTAGCACCCAAAGCAGCACTTGGCGGCCTTGCCTCAGGTCTTGCACTGGGCAGCGACCCAGCCATTTGGTCACTTGGGCGTAGTCGGTGCAAAGGCTGGTAGGCGAGAGCGAAATGCTGCGCTCTTGCAGGAACATGCACCAGGCGTCGTGAAGGGTCGGCAGGTCAGGGCCTGCCGCATAAGCTTGCGTCATCGGGTCCAGTAATGGTGGATCTGGTCACGGGCCAGGCAGTTGACGCTGCGCTGGCCCACCCCACTAATAGCACAGAACGCGCTGACAAGACGGGGACACTACGAGGGTTGCTCAGATGTCAGGGAACGGTGCGGTCGGTGGGGTGAAGTTGGCGGTGTAACGGGCGACGCCAAGAGTGACGCGAACTTCATCAAGAAAGCCTAACCATGAACTGGTTCCATTTGCATATGCTCCAACCGCAAGACTATTTCCGTTTGCTACGAGAGCCAGCGAGTTGGTCGCGGTACCGCGAGATACTCCATTTACCCAGATAGTGAATAGCGATCCTTGTCGAGTAACGGCTATATGCGTCCAAGTGTTTGCCGATAACGAAACTGAAGATCCCAGACTAACATTGTAGGATGATCCGGTGCTTGATGAATAAAAAATTGGAGTGCCAGAAGTTACAGTTAATTCAAAAGTCGGATAATTACTGCCAGTATTGGCTCTAGCAATAATTGTTTTGCTTCCAGTGGTTGGACTCTGCTGATATACCCACGCTTCCAGTGTAAAATCTATTGTCCCAACGTCCATCCAAGTAGCACTTGGCGTGGTCACGCAATCACTCGTCCCATCAAACGCAATGCTGGCTCCACCAAACTTTGATTGAGCCGTGCTGATTTGCGCATTGCCTACAGCGGTGACCGTGTTCGCAAATCGGCTGCTATCCGTAATGGTGGTAGACCCGTTTGTGCCATTGCCATGCAACAGCAGCGACACGCTTCCAAACTGCGGATCAACCGGCGTCTTCTCAGAACCTGTAATAACCCAACTCATGGCACCATCCTCCAGGTGTGATTAGTGGCAGTGGTTTCGATGTAGGTCATGTTAGTAAATGGCGTAGTGGGCGTTGATGTTGGTTTCGATCACAGTGCGATTTGCAGATTGATTACTTGCCCAGAACACTACTTCAGAAATTTTTCCATCCCAACTGTAGATCGACTCTAAACTTGCCTCCGCTCCAATACGCCAACCCAAGTTTAAAAATTGCGCTCCTGCATTTCCAGTTGCTGCGGTAAGTCCATTTAAACCTACCGCGGACTGCGTTGTGTTGTAAAGTCCGTATCCAAGAAATAAAGTGTCAATTGCTGGTGATGTTGAGGTTACAACTGGAGTTGTACCAGCAAAAACTCCGATCTTTCTAGTCGTAACATCTACAAAAAATGTGTTTCTAGATGTCACGTTACTGTTTCCATCAAAAGCAACATCTGCTACCGTAGCAGGTGTAACATCAGTTGAGCAAACAATAAATAATGTAATTTGTTGATTGATGGCTGTTGTATTTAACAAAAAGTCATTTGTACCATCAAAGTCTATTGTTGGTTTTGAATTTTTAGTTAATAAAGCGCCATTGCTGACAATTTGAGGCTGGCTTGCTGTTGTAGTTTGCTCAACGTTTCTACCATTTCCGCTCTGATCATACCAAGTCCGCACAAAACCATCACCAGCGCCACAGAACGCAACCAGCGTCCCATCGGTCACTTGCGTGGCAGTGAAGTCTTGTTCAGTGTTATCAGAGCTGCGACGAACGCGGACAACGGGTCCTGCATAATTAGCCGACAATCGGCGCAAACTGTAAGCAGCAGCAGCTCCACCGTAAGCATCAAGAAGCCCAGCAGCCACGCCGTCCTTCTTAAGCACCACCTTCCCCGGCACATAAATCGGGCTCATGGCTGACACCTCGTAGTGTTATAGGTTTCGGTCATGGTATTGCTACTCCAAATGCGGTGATG